TGTTTGTTTTTCCATAATATAATATAATTTAATAATTTTTTTAAAAGAGTAGTATCTACCCCCACAATTTCAGTGAGGGTAAACCTACTATGTAACTAATATTAGATACCTTTGAACAATACAAAGTTATTAGCCGCTTGAGTAACTAAACATCTTTCAGACAAGAAGTTTACCTCCATTGCATCAAGAGTAGAAGTTTGTGCTCCACCAGCAGATCCAGTTAACCAAGATTTCATTCTTCTATCGTCAGCTTGAGAAGCTCTATAACGAACGTGTAAGAAAGGTCTACGGATATTTGTACCTAATTGTTGATCGTAAACTGTAGTAGTTCCAGCAGGAATTAATACACCTTCGATTGAATTGATACCAACAATACCTCCACGAGTAGAAGCGTCATTTAAGTATTTCCAGTCAGTTTTATAGAAATCGTAAGATCCTCTACGGAAACCAGAGAAACCTAAGTTCAATGCCATCTCTTCAGAATTTTCAAACAATCCGTAAGCAACTCCACCAGCAGCGCCAGAAGATAATGCAGCAAGCATATCGTCAAAATCTAAAGCAGTTTGTCTTTGTAGGAACAGCATGTTTTCTTCAATAGCTCCTTGAGTATCTAAGTTTTTAAGGATTTGATCAAATGCATCTAATCCACCAGCAGCCGTAAATCCTACTTCAACATTTCCTCTTGCTTTAATAGCAGCAAAAAGACCTTGAGTTCCAGGTAATTGAGAAGCTTGATAAGCGCCAGCTCCTGTAACTAAGTTCAATTCACCTTCTACCATAGACATTTCTAAGTAATCTTCAAAACGTAATCTTGTTTCAGATTCAGCTTTTAAGAACCATAAGAAACCACCAGTTCCATCTTCAGTAGCAACTTCAACCCAACCAATTTGAGCCATATCAGATCCGTTAATAACGTATTGATTTCTGATAATAACAGGAGAGTTTGAGTACTGAGTAAGAACAGGATTAACACTATTTCTAGCAGCAGAGTTACCAGCTCCAGTTCCAATAGTTGTTCCTTTAGTATAGTCAGAACCATAAACAAATACTTTCAATCCGCTAGCCGCAAACCCTTGAGTTGTAAGAGAAGTTCCTTTATAAAGTTGCACGGTAAAGTTACCAGCAGTACCTGCACCTACAACTGAAGCGGTAACAATACCCTTTGCTTCTAATCCATTTGTTGGATCTAAAATTACAACAGTATCATTAATAGAAATAACGTTTGTAGGGTTTCCAGTTGCACTTAAAGTAATTACAGTAGTTGAACCTGTACCATTTGCTTGAGTACAGCCAACGTAAGCAATATGCAATCTGTTTTGTTCAGACCAGATAACCTGATCAGAAGACATTGGCATTTCAGCGCCAACCATTCTTAAAAATCCTGCTAATGTTCTGTTACCGTAGCGTTCTACTTCAGCTTCATAAATTTCAGGTAAATATTGTTGTGCAAAGTCGTTTGCACCCGCTGCTCCTGTGTTGAACTGCAAATAGTTTGTGTTCAACAATTGTTGCACTTGCGAAGGTATAATACTTCCAAATGCCGGCGTTAATGTTGCCATAATGTTGTGGGTTTAATTTTTAAAATTTTTTTGTTTGTATTTTTAATTTTGCTGAGTCCCATCCACTAACCGATTTTATTTTAAGTCCACCCACAAAAGTATCAGCCGCTTGTCTAGGGGCTCCTACGCTAGGGTTTTTAGAATTGGTGATTACCTCTTTAACGGCATCAGCTTTTCCTTGTTCATAAAAATGGTTAGCAATTTTATCAGCATTCATTGCACTGTACAAAGCTTTATGGTAACCTTTAGTATCTGTTACATTCCCATCACTGTCTAGAAACTTTCCGACAAAGGAATTTATATTAGATTGGGTTTCCGCAACTTGATTTGGATTTTGAACATTGTACCTAAATTTCTTTTCGCCTAAATTAAATTCAAAACCTTTGAATTCGTTATTAAAAAGACTGGTGGTTTGTTGTTTAAAATCTTCGTGTTGCTTTGCTGCTTTGATTTGTTCTGAATTATAACGATTAAAAAAATCGTTTGCTTTTTGTTGCTCGTTATTAATAGTTGGGCGAGATTTGATTTCAGCGTAGTATTTAGCTTTTGTATCGTCTAAATATTTTTTAGCTTTTGACACTTCTTCTTTAAATGCCAATTTTTTTAATCTAACATCTCGTTCTTCATCTAGATCCTCATCATAGTAAAATTTGTCTTCTAATAAGAATTCAATTTCTTCACTATCTAAATGAGGTTTTGTGCTTTTATAATATTCTTTTAATAAAGCATTATTGTTTACGTTAGAATAATCTGCGTTAAGTCTTACATAATCTTCCACTGTTCCACCTGTTTCTTCCATAAAAGATACAAGTTTTTCAATGTTCTCTGGTAAAGCCTTACCTGCGTTTACTGGCTCAGCCGCGTGATATTCTAATTCTTTAGCAATTTCCTTTGCTTCTTCTTTTATTTCTTCTTCTGAAATTTCTTGAACAACATTTTCAAATACCGCTTCAGCTTCTTGTTCTACTTTTGGCAATTCTGCCACTGGTTGTTCTTGAATTACTGCTGGTGCTTCTTTAGGAATTACAACTTTTATTGGTTCTTCACCAATTGGTGGAAAATTAACTTTAATAGGTTCATTTTCACTTAACATTTTTTTCATGGAAGGTTTTCTAGGTTTTACTTTGAATTCTCCTTCTTGTTTTTCTAATTGAGACATAATATAATAATATAAAATTGGTTAATTAATTTTTACATTCCTAACATTCCGGCTACGTTGCCCATATCGCCGGTGGTTGCTTCGAAATTTTTTGGAATTGAATCGTTTTTTCTTTGATCTATTAACTCCGATTGCTGTGTTGCTTGTATTTTTGTTCTTTCGTCTTTTCTATCTTCTTGCTCTTGAAACTTATTTAGATCAGACTGAACTTTTAATTGTGCTAATTGCATATCGTATTTGAAAGCTTCAGCTAATAATTGTCTTTTAATTTCTGCTTCAGTTTGCATTCTTTGCAATTCAAATTGAGATTTTGCTTGTTCTAAACTAACTAATGTTTCTGTTAAAGCTTGTTGCTTTTGTACTTCAAACATCGCTGCTTTTTCTGCGCTTTCTGAATTTGCTTGCGCTTGTGCTTGGATATTTGCAAGTTGTTGTTGTTGAGCTTGCTCTTGTTTTCTTTTTCTTTTTAATTTTAAAAGTTCATTAGCAAGTTTTAAGTTTTTAATTTGTCTAATGTCAATAGCGTCTTCAAGGTCAATTCCTCCTCCTTGCAATGACACCTGTATATTTTGTTCTAATTGTGCTTTTTCTTCTTCGTCTGGTTCAACCTCTAAGTAAATACCAAAATCGTGTAAATTTAAAGCACTGATTTCTTTTAGTGTTTCTACATTAAAAGTAGATATACTTTCTTTTAATGAGTTTTCGGTTAACGGGTGATTTAAACAATCCGCTACTCTTAATGAAATATTTTCACAAATTCTAACGGTTAAATATAAACTAGCATCTTTAATATGACGTGTTGCAACATTTGATGCATTAGCTGCAATTTTTTGTAATCCTACTAAAGCATTAGAATCAGGTTTACTTCCATCAACTGCTTCGTTTAATCCGGTAACATCTCTAATCATCTGAAGATAATATTGATATGTTTGTATTAAACTTTGTATTTTGCCTTGCCCGCTTGAAGAGTTTAATTCTTGTATCGGCACCTTACCTCTGTTCAAATCCCCTTCTTGAGTAAGTGATCTACCTACAATACTACCGGTTTGAAAATACATATTTAAAGCTTCAGCAGCATTATAATTTGTACCGTTTCCTAAATCAACCTCAGCTAGTCCATCAATATCTAAGAACACTCCATCAGGAACTAATCTAGACATCACTTGTTGTAGTTTTAAATGCGTTAATTGAATCATATCGGCAAATGAAATACACTTGCTAACTATTGAATCAATTCTGCCTTTGTATATTCTAGGAGCGCAAATAACGTAATTCATTTCTACTTTTGTAGTGTCTGCAAATGGCCTTGTCATGTTCTCAGACAGTTTCCATTCCAGCATGGTATTTGTACCTATAATCTTTGCCCCTGTATACAATACCTCTATTGTTCTAGATACTCTTTCAAAGTTATCATTAGGTGGCGGATTAAATGCGTCGGTTTTTTCAATTACTTTTTCTAAACCGTTTTCGCCTTGTTTTATTTTAAAAACTTGGTTCATATAGGTCTTGTATTCAAAATACATTACTTGAACCGTGTTCTCATCATAATTGCCCCATCCTTGTATATATTGTCTATTACCAGGCATTTGTTGTATTTTGTACAACTCTTCCTCTGATATATTAGGATATTGTTTTTTTAATTCTGGAATAGTAATTGCTTTTACTTCCCCTACATAATATACATCATCAAAGTTAGGATCTTCAGTGTATGAATATATCAAATAGGCTGGATCAACATAATCAACTACAATACCATTAGCGGTGTTATACGATGTTTTTGCAGCAGCTATTCCTATTGTTGTTAAATCTAAATTTAATCTTTTTCTAATTAAATCGTATTTATTTGTTTTTAATATAGTATTGATAGCTTCTTCCTCAGCAACCTCGATTGCTTGTTTATATGAAAGCTGCATGTGCAATTCTAATTCATCTTTTGTTCTAGGCAAATCTGCTGTTGGTATATTACTTTTTGCAATATTAATACCGGTAGCAGACATTGCTTCTTCTATTTCAGCTTGCGCAACCATATCAAAAGCTAAAGCGGATGCGTAATTTGTGCGCTTTTTTACAGACTCAGGATCTTGTGCGTATGCACGTACATCATAAGTTTTTTGAGAAATACCATTAGCAACTATATCAACAAACTTTGATAAAATAGGAACAGGTGTCCAATCTAGGTTTAAATAAGATAGATCGCCATTTATAGATAATTCATCTTTATATTTTTGAGCAGACTGCTCACCTCTAGCATATAATCTTAATCTATGAAAATTATTCCACGCAGTTAAATATCTATTGCCATTGCTTCTACCCTGATTAAACCATTCTTGTTCTATAGCACGTGATACTTGTAATCCATATTCTTCTGATGCTTTTACCTCATCATCTACAACTTGGCTAGGAAATGCACTATTTGTATTTGTGTATATATTCATTTATTTTATGATTTTTGACGTAGAGCCTTTGTTATTATACTTTTTAAATCCTAAAGGCACGGTTGTTATTTCTTTTTTCGATATTGGAACATATTTATTTTTATTACATGCCATAATTGCCAATCCCGAACTTATAGAAGCATCAAAATTTGTTCTATTGTTTATATTAAATCTAGCCCAGTCTTCTAAAGTTTCTTGAAAGTACATTGAACCATATCCGTTTTCATTTAATCCAATATGATCCTCTATATAAGTTTCAATTGCGGCCGCATGTGCCTGTATTATATCTTGTGACGAATTGGGTATTCCCCCAATTTCTCTTTCTGTAATTGATAACTTACTATATATTTTGTCAGGTCTATTTATTGAGTATCCTCTGTAACCCCTCCTTTTTAAATAGTAAAGTAATCTTGGTTTATTATTCTCTGCCAACATTGGCATTCCGTAAAACACTAAAGACATTAAAACATCTTCAAAAAATATTTCAGCTGTTTGTGGCCTAGATATATATTGTAAGAAAAAAGTATTTGGCGGAACGTCTTCCATTGAAAACTTTGTTAAACCATGTAATGCTCCTTTAGAACCTTTGCCATCTACTGTTCCAGATATATCATAACTATCACAGCCGAATGCGCCTAAATGTTCATTGCCAGGAAACTTTCCTCCGT